ACGGGAACAAGTCTTAATGATTTATCGCCAGGCGGTAATACTGGTTTCATATTTGGAACTCTTGGAGGCGGAGCAGGTTTTGGTATAGGTTCTGCTCTTGGTTGCTCTTTGCAAGGCGATGCCGAAAGAACCTCGTCCAGATGGACATTTCATGTTTGCGATTCAGAAACAAGGCTTAATAGAGAAATTGTTCTTACGCAAGAGAATATAGCAAGTAAGAAAATCACTTTACCAGATTATGTTTTGGGAGTTCTTGGTATAACAAGAGCGCCAATAGTATTTGTTACACCAAATGTACCTTTAACAGAAGAACAAATAGCTAGGGCAAGAGCAACTCCTGCTGATGAAGTAGAACAAAGACTTGGCAGAAGAGTTGCACCTATTGAACTAACAGATAGTGATATGAGAATTCTTTTGGGTTTGTCAGATCTTAATGAGCTAGAGAATCTTGGTAATTCGGGAGGTCGAATTAGGGGTTGGCCTCAGTCTCCTGACGGACAGATACAGGCGGAGTTTGAGAACTACAAATATTCTGATGCCGCTAATTTGTTTACAGGAATTGTTCGAGACGAGAGAAAGAATCGCTATAGGGCTGATAATGAGTTTGATAGAACAAATGGTCATTGTTTTTGGAATGGCAGCACTGATGATATGACCGACAAGGTTGTATCTTTCAATCTTAGCGAGCAAACAGATCCAAATAATCCACCTCCCGCAGATGCTCCTCCTACTGTTGCATTGAAGGCTGGTGATAAGGTCTATATATCTTACGTTGGTGGGACGCCTATTTTTAGGCATTCCATAGATAACATAACTAACTTTTTCTTGTTTCCAGATCAAAGCGTTTACCAACTACCTCCTCTTGATTTGGTAAAGGGTTGGAACTTTAAGAAGTTCAAATTCAAGGTTAGAAAGAATTCCGCGGAACGAGCGGCTTTGGCGGATTTCGTCAATGACGCTGAGATACAAAGTCAAATTCTTGAAATACAGAATAATGCTTCTATTAATGAAGTTGAGAAAGCAAGAAGAATTCAAAGACTTACACAGAGAATTCTCTTAACAGATATTGAGTGTCAGCGACTAATTGAGTCAAAGGTTGAAAAAGCAAATAGAAATCAGTTCATAATGGGCTGCTATTTTGCGGATTCAAGAGGTATACTATCTTGTAACTTTAGAGGCAATAATGAAGTTCGATTGTTGATTCCTAGGGCGTCCATAAGAGATCAAGCTTGGTTTGATTCGTTTTTGCAAGAAGTACAGTCAACAAGCAATGCTTTTGATTCGAACGGTCAGTTGATTCTGGGTGGCGACGAGGCTAGAGGTTTTTTTGATGATTTTCTTTTCGATATAAGTCCTCACGTTAATTCAGTTTGCTATGATAATGAGAAGTTTGGGTATGAAAGAAGATTAGCAAAAGCTCTCTCAAACTGCACTGTTTACAATAAAGACATACCTAATACTGGAGTTGGTTTTGCAAACCTAGATCTTATCAAAAATCTATCTCCAGGCAGAGATGATTACGATTTGACAAGTGCTAAGTTTGATTCGGTTCCAATGCAGGGTTCTGCGAGCTTATATGCTTGCAACATAACATTTACTTATGATTTTGGCTTTTGCACAAAAGGAACCATACAGGCTGATATGCTTTTGAGAACCCCAACGTTCTTACAGGGTTTATCTGCTAAATCTCGTATTTATGTTGAGAAGTTTCAGGCGACGAACCCTATTCGTGGCGACGGAGCTATATGGGTTGGTACAAGGCCAGCTTTTACCGAAAACTACGCAGTTACTACAGACCCTAATAAATACCAAGCTTGTCTTGTTTATCCTGATAGTTCTAATGGGACAACAAACTTCAGAGTTTTCGAAGAGGGTGTAATCAATAAAGATTTTTCTGAAATGGAAAGAAAAAATCTTACTTCAGAGGGTCATACTCTTCCTCAACTTGATACGTCGCTTACGGGCGAGAGTATCAAATATGGCGGATATGACAATCTCATAGGAGACCAGCCAGGATATTACAGAGGTATAGAAATATCAACAGAAAATGCTTTGATTCTTATGAGTAAGGTTTCTCCTACAATCATCAAAACTGATAAATTGATTTTCACAAGAGATCAAGCTACTGGTAGGATTAATGTTGCCGGTTTATCTGGAAGAAGACTTAGAAAAGTTACAATCAAATATATACCAAATAGCAGAGCGTTTTTGGATGATTCAAAACGAATGGTTTCTTTTGTTTTTCCTTCTTCGAAGAATGTCGTTGACAATGTTGCGATTCCTTATCAAGGAGGTTTTAAGAAGGATGCAAGGATTGTTTGCGTTGACACTCGCTACATAAATGCTGAAAATTGGTTTATAGACGGCGATATACTCAAGTACATGGATATTGAATACATAGAAGCGGAGTCTTTGGAAGAAGAAGAATATCAAAAGTACAAGATTTCAACAACTAGCGTTTCAACATGCTTTGACCCCTCTGGTCGATGGCTTGTTTTCTATGAAGACGAAAAGGGCGGCGTTGGTGACACTTCTAGTGAAGGTCGTAATGCTGATGGTTCTCATTTAGTTGGACCTTTTCCTGATATTCAGATTCCTGGTCTTCAAGAGCAAACAGCAAAAGAGATATCTTGTTTATTATCTCCTGATTATGGTTATACATGGTATGATTTCAAAGGCATTGTTAGAACTGTTGTTGGAGAAAATGTTTCAACTCCATATGCTATAATGGATGAATTTAGCAATAAAATACATCTGTTTTATGTTTTGAATGATGCTTTGATGCACAAGGAGATAGATGCAAGTTTATTCGTTTATGAAGACGCATTTTTGGCATATAAGAGACCAAATAGGCTAGATCAAAGAACTTTATCAATGTATGGTTTGTATCATTTTTCTGAAGCAGGTCAAAAAATGAGAGCCACTACTAGCAATATAGTTGTTGGTAATATATCTGGAGATTATCTTCAAAAACAACTTGCTATTACCGAGGCAATAAAAAGCGTAAAAAGATCAGATTATCGTATAGCTCTTGCCGGAGACGAAAAGAATTACATAGAAGGATTCCCTGATGTTGATTTTATTGCTTTCAGAGATTCTTCGGGTCAGTTCAAAGTTCTATTTATTACAAATGGATATTTGTATTGTAGGGGAAGCTCAAATGGAGGCGCTGCTTGGTATGATTTCTTTGAAGGCGGTATGCTTGTCCATAAGAACAGTGATTTGCAAGAGTTGAAATCAATCAAACTGCTTGGATTTGCAATAGATTATAAGTCTGATATTGCGTATTTGACTTATCAAGTTGAAGGTATGTTATTCATAAGAAACTTCATTTCCAAGGCAAGTATTGCTAGCGATGTCAAGATACAAGACCTTCTTGGTCCTGATTCAGAAACAGCTAAGCCTGTTTTTGTTGTTGGTTCAATTTCTCCAGAACTAAAGACTGCTATTAAGAACAAGGAAACCAACGTTGTTTTCCCGTATGGAGATGTTGATGTGTTTGGCGACGGATTCTCTATATCAGAGACACCTTCAATTGGCTATTCAACGGGTAACGGTTTCCTTAGATTTTTCTATAAGGACGCATCTGGTAGTTTTAGAGCGTTTTCTTATCCCGAAACACCGATATTAGATATAGCATACTCGAAAAGGGAATGATTGATGGCAAATGGCTGTAAAGATTGGCAAACAGCTTCACCGGGCCGTCCTGGTCAGCTTAAGTTCAAATGCTTGATTTGGGCTAATTGTCCTATCTATGATAGGCTTAGACAAGATCAATCGTTTATCTTTTCGCCTGAAACTTTGCAGTTTGCTCCACAGACCTTAAAGAATACCTTATTGTCAATACCTGGCTTGGATGGTGCTTTCTTAAGGCCTATACCCAACTTCTACATAGATAACTTTTTGGCTTTTCTGAAACCCGACGCTGAAGAGAAAGCGGAAAAGAATTCTCTAAAAGCAGAGATGTCTCGCTCAACGGTTCAGGAAGGCAAAGATTTTGATTGGAAGAAAGGAACCTATTCTCTTAGTTCTTTTGAGTTTTTAGCTCTTGATAAGGACTTGACTTCTAATCTTCTTATTCTTGAAGGTAACTCTGCGGTTTTTTCGAATTCGATTGCTTCCCATCAAACATGGATAGCTGATGGAAGTTTGTATTGCGATATGAACTTGATGCCGTCAGAATACAATTCTATATCTAAAATAACAAGTCCTGTTATTAGAACGATAAAATCGTTTTGTTCTCAATGGAAGTACATCTCTTATCCAGTGGGTCAGTCATTTGGCATACAAGCAACAAGCGAAGGCCTTGCGAATACTGTTTCAAAAACAAAGAATGATGTTGCCATGCCAGCGATGGTCGGCATAGCTCAGACAGGAGACCCTGCCGCTGTTATTGCTCAAGCAAATCTGAAATCATTCTTCTCTCCGGGAGGGAATATCTACTATGGTATTAATCCTGGCGCTCATTGGAGAGTTCTCAAGAGAACTCCTGTTTTTCAAGGAGAAGATTTTGTTGTTGAGTTTATTACAGGAGCAAGAGAGAGTAACACTATAGCTAACAAGTCTAATGTCTATAGAATGCTTGATAAGTTTTCGTTTTTAGATGTTAACTCTGTTACAGAGACTTCTATTTGCGGAGCTTTTGATCCAGGCGATTTTTTCAATCCTGCCAGAGATAGAAGCAGTGAAATAGCGGAAGAGAGAAAGAAGTCTCTTGATCTCAGTAGGCAGATTTACTATATAATTGAGATAGGCGTTGAAGATCCTTTGCATAACTATTGGCTCATTATATCTGAAAACAATTTTCCATTTTTCTGCCAATGCGGAAAATCTCCAACTCTTACTTGTAGGGTTGAGGCTGATTATTTTGCTCCGAGAGGAGATAGCCCGCCACCAAGAACGTCAAGCTCTGACGAGCCTCAGCAATGTAGAACGGATACAGACGAGAATACTGGCAGAACAAATGATGCTGGAACTCCGCTCAAAGAAGTTATAAGTGTTGATTGGGATTTTAAGAACAAGAAGTTAAGAAAGCTTTCAACATATGACGGTGCTTCTTCTGCTACTCTTTTGAGGCAGGAAAGACTGAAGGTTTCTATTAGGCAGCATGCTGGTAATATAGTTGTTACTTTTTCTGGATATGAAAGCAATCCTTGGGTTATATCTAGAAAGGATATAGACCTTACCTCAACTCCGGTTGGTGTTCCTATTAGCGAAAGTCAAGTCAATTATAAGACAGTGCAAATGCTCATTCCTTTTGGTAGAATAGCCATAATGGGAGGCAATCGTAAGTGTCATTTTACTTTTTCTCCAATGCTATATACAAAGCTAAATAAGTTTGTATTGCCTCAGCCGTTTTCCATACAAGGACCAATAGACGTTAAGGATGTTCAATTTCTTTTTAGAGATAAAGGCAAGAGCTTGGACCCTGATGTTACTGTTTATCTTGAAAATCAACAATATACAAACGAGGCTGGTGTTTATAAGGAAATAGCAGCAAAAAGAAGCTCGTCTGGTGTTCCAGAAGAGGAATCTGGTAATGCTACAGAGCCAAGCGGTCCTGCTGAGAAAACCACAACGTATGCTATAGATGTTCAACCTAGGGCTGTTTGGAACTATGGTAAGGCTCCAGATATGATGAAAATTAGTGAAGGAACAAGGTTGACTCTTGAATCAGTTCTTGAGGTTGATGCTTCTGAATGCGTTCTTGATCAGGGTTCGACTTCTAATAGAAGTAAGCTTTTTCAGGTTGCTATAACAGCGCTGCCTGGTGCCTATCTTTTCCCTGTTATAGACAATGCCGGAACAGGATGGTTGCTTAATGATTGCGTTACTCCGATTTTGTATTACTTTAGGATGTTTGTTCCGCCAAAAGGATGTATCTTTGAAAGAAGCCCTGTTGACGTAAGCCAGCATGTTCTTAACTTCAGCGATGAATGGTCAGAAACGGAATGGCAAGAGCTTGAACATAATGGTTCGATATCATTCTTGGTAAGCGATGGTATGAAATTTAGAAACAATCAGTCAAACTATTTGTATTCATTGGCTGATAAGACATTCTATTTACAGATTAGTATTTGGTGGGAAGATGGTATTATGCCAACTCCATCTAATCCTAAAGATAGAATTGTCTTTACTGGTTTTTGCCACGGCGGAATCGTTACAACAGAAACTAATAAGAAAATTCTAGATTGTAAGCTAAATGATTATTCTAAGATACTGAAAGATCAGATGTTCTTGAACTCTCCATTCTTTGATAGAATGAGGGACGTAAATGCAGTTTACGATATCATACAGATGGCTGGTCTTAGGGACGGAGAAGATAACGATTCTACATTTGAGCCTGGGTCTTTGATTAGAAGCCTTGCTCTATCTCAGTATCAAGGCGGATGGCATACTTTCTATTACAACGGTGACAAAATCTATAACAGAGAGTATGCTCTTCCTGGTTCTTATGATATTTTGCAATCTCCATTCTTGAAGTTCCCTGATGGAAGTAACTATTGGGACGCTGTAAAGAAGATGTCTCTGCTTGCTAATAAGGTTGCGTATTTTGATAGGCTTGGTGTGTTCCATTTTGAGCCGCTTCCTTATGACCAAGAAATATGGGGAGGGCAGTCTGGTTCGCAAACAAGTTGGACAATACAGGATTGGGCAAGACTTAGTAAAGTTGATTTCTTTGCGACACCAAAACAATTAGCCGTTGGCGGCGCTGAAATGAATAGGCAGATTGTTGGTGACTATAAGGTTGAAAGAGTTGTTCAAGATGTTATGAATGAAATCAAAGTTCTTTCTACTTCGCCAAATGGAGAAGTCTTTGTTGCCGGTCACACAAACTATGCTTCTCTTAATGATCCTGATTCGCCAGGTTTCATAGGATACCGTAAGCCTTTCTTGCAGATGGACGGTATATTTGGTAGCGCAGATACAGTGAAGTGGATTGTCAAGAATTACACCAGAATGTTTATCCCTCCAATAAAGGTTTCTTTCAAAGCAATTGGAAGAAATAAGCTAAAGGCTCTTGATGTTATTACATTTCAGCCTCTTGGCTCAAGAGAAAAACAGCCTCTTGTTATAAGTTCAATAAAGAGCGAGGTTGACGCTTCAAAGAATACATGGTATCAAGATTTTGAATGCTTATGGCTCTTCCCAAGACAAGATATACAGTGGGGCAACACGAATGAGATTGGATTGGGAGCCGATGGGTCTATAAGCAATAATATACAAGGAGGATAATATGTCAAAGAATCAAGCAACAGGCGTATTCAATAAAGTTCGCAATGAGATTAAGAAGGATAGAAATTCTTCCGAGAACTTTCTTGCAATTAGGAATAGCCGACAAGGTTATAGAGGGATGGGTTTGTATCAGCTTTCTCGTAGTACGGCAGCAGAAGGCGTTATGATTGTTGGCGTTACGAGGGGCGGAAGAGTCGGAGCATAAATAGATGGCAGGTTCAACTCCATTTTACGGTTTGGCTTATTTCACCTATGGCGATGACCTTGGTGACGGTATCAATGTCCAAAAAGAGATTGACCGTTTTCTTGTCATTGATAAGCAGCTTTATGGTTTGTACGCCGTCTTTGGCAATGGAGTTATAAGCGGTTGGACTATTACCGAAAGAGACAATATAGGTAGCAATACCATCGCTGTTGATATAACCCCTGGTTTGGGTATTATTTCAGCGCTAGCCGTTCAAACCGAATCAACAGGAGAAGTTTTAGACTTACCTCCTAGTGAAACATTTGATATTTATGCGATACTTACAAGCGGAACGGTTCGCACAAGAAGAGTTGACTTTGTATGGAGTAGAAGCCTTCCTTCTAGAAACGCCATTAGGCTTGCAAGGATTACAACTGGCGAAACAGGTATAACAAGTATTGATTTGAACTTTAGAGAAGAAATAAGCTTCCTTGAGTTCATTAAAGACGAAGTTGCAAAGCATAAGCATAGAGGGACTCCAAGTAAGATTGATTTGCAGACCGAAACTCGTAATCAGCTTCCGGGCGCTAGACTTGAAGATTTTGACGCTTCAAAGGTTAATAGCGGAAGGCTTTCTCCAGAAAGAGTACCGCAGCTTGACCATAATGACTTAGAGAACAATGGTCTTCTGACGCATGCTGCTCTCGATTCTTTTACAAGGTTGATAAGTTCTGGAAATAGACAGCTTCTTGGCGAGATTGGCTCTGTCAATACAATGAAGCTTATTACGGCTCAGCACTATCTTGCGAATAGTATGAATCTGAACCTTAGCGATCTTGTTGATTTCCCAAATCTTCATGTTTGCTATCCTGGTATTACACCAGACGCAGGTATTGATTTTGATGCAACTACGGCAAATGTAAGTCTTGACACGCATTGTATTTCAGGAAAGCCGGTTCAAGACGGTTCAATTATCTCTATTTATTGGGCCTCTAACTCTGCTTTCTTTACGGCAACCGATAGGCAGAATGTAACAATTGCAAGAGATACTGTTACTCTAACAAGAGGCGGTAGTAGTTCAACCCAAGTTGAAGACTTTGAGCAAGTCCCTAGGGCTGGCGTACCTATTCCTGGTTTTACAACGCAAGTTGAGATAACGACAGACAAGATAGGCGTAACTTCAGAAGACTCTTCTGCTTTGCGAACCCAAGGCTTCTATAGCGGTAAGTTTGAGACAGAAAGAGATTCTAGGATTATCTACAAGAGAGTTCTAACACAGAATAGAGATTGGAGCTTGTACGACGAACTCATTCTTGATGTAAAGAGCTTGTCTATATCTCACGGCGCTGTCTATATGTATTTTGTCAATGGCGAAGGAGATACAAAGAAACAATCTCAGTCTTACCTTGTCCTTGGTCCTGACGAGATAACAGATAACGTTGACCCCGTATTCAATGGCTTTGAGAGACGAGTTTTTGATATTTCTGAAGAAGATAAGAATGACATTAGAGAAGTTGTTTTTTATACTGACGATACTGTTACAAAGCATGTCTTTTGGGTCGATAACATATTCCTTCGCAATCAGAGCTTATTCCCTCCTAGCGGATTGATTAGGTTTAGATATTCTAGCGGAGTTCCTGTTGTATTTAGCGCAATCAACTATGACGCTCTTATTCCAGAGGATTGCGACGTAAGAGTTAGGGTTAGGGTCGCAAACTCTCCGTCTTTGCTCAATAGGGCGATTTACACTCCTGTTCTAAGGTCAGGAGACGTATTCTCTCTTTACGGGACTGACGCAGAAATCGAAGTTGTTTTGGTTTCTAATCCAGATAGGACTTTTACGCCAACATTACAGAGCCTTGAGTTGCAACTTGTTGTTAGTTCCAACATAACTGGTTTTACTATATCTACTGCTCAGGATTGGGATAGAGGTTCTTATGTTAATCAGAAACAAACGGTTGACGAGTTTAATCCGTTCTACTCAAAGATTGTTTTGCAAGAACCTATTTCAGTAGGCGATATCTATTACATTTACCAAAATGGCGTTAACGAAAACGATCCTGAAGGAACGGCTGTTTATGGTTTTAGGGGTTTGTTGTTTAGGACATTACTATCTCCGCAGCAGGCAATTGACATAGCTTCGCCAAATTTTTCGCCAGGATTCAATAATCCATTTTCCGTTTATAGACTTGAGACTAGGAACTTCATTATTGCAGATACAAAGAATGATAGAGTTATAGAGGTAACTCCTGCTGGCGAGTTTGTTAGAGGCGTTGGAGGTCATAACGTTAGCGATTCTGCCTCGTTCTATCCTCTTACTGCTGTTTACAATCAAAGAAAGGGAGTCCTGACTATTGCTTTTAGTCAAGATATTGACCCAACTAAGGTTGACATAACCAAAATAAGGCTTTGGATAGGGTCTGCAAGCATTCTTTTTGGCGAACAGGACGAAATCCTTGATTCTGGTAAGAGTCCTAAGTTGCTTGAAATAAGCATTACAAATGACAAGGTTGAGCAGCTTCAAGACCCTAACTTCGATGTATATGTAGACCTTCTTTCGGGTTTCTTACCGACTCCATTTGTTTATCCTGATAGCGCAAGACGACTTATTACAAATAGAGGCCTTTTGGTCTTTATAGGTGATTTCGTTTACATGAATGATGTTAAGAGACCTGTTTTTGCAAATGTAACAAGTAGTGGAACTTGGATGATTTGCAATTCCAAAGTAGAAGAGGAAGAGCTTGATACAGGTACAACTACAAATCTTACATTGAAGGTTGGAGAGAGTACAACATTTACGGTTGAGGTTGACCCTCCTGGCGAGGGTTTTGAACTTCGTTGGGAAAGGAATGTTCCTGCTGCAATACAAGACATTGTTAGCTTTGAAGCCCCTTTACCAGGAAATGTTGCAACAGTTAGTCTAAACTCTCCTAATGATACTCAAATAAGAACATGGCAGTTGGTCTTTACCGCTGTTTATATACAAACAGACACTGGAGAGACCATAGCAACAACAACGAATACGCTCATATTGAACATTATTGCAGCCGACGACGGTAGCGGAACGGATACTCCAGAAGAGGCCCCATCTTTGGTTGAGATTAATTTCAATAACGAAGAAGTTATATTCAGCTATAATGCATTGACTTTTTCTGATTTTACTTTAGGGTCGGTCTACGAGATAGACTCTGAAAAAATTCTTGTGAGTGGGCTGGTTCAAGAGTCAGATCCATTACCGGCTCCAGATGGCGGTGATGGTGTTGAAACTTATGAACAGCAAGCCATAAGAAAGTTGGCAAATTATAGAGGCAAGACAATCATCTTGAGCAGAAGAGATAAGTCTATCAGTTTTGAGTATTTTGCTTCTGATAATGCTTACCCTTCGGACGCTGTTTTGGACGACAATACTAATGTTGTTATCGCAGAAACATCGTTTATTGGAAACGCAGGTAGGGTAATCAAGGTTGATTCTGACGGTAACATTGTTTGGCAGGTAAGCGGAGGCCTTTTCAGCAAAGTAAACGATGTAAGGGCCAAGTTTACAGGCGATGTTATTGTTAGCACATGACCCCAATTGAGTACATTGAAGAAATAAGAGGAATTCTTCCGATTATCTGTGTATCCAGTATCACGGAATAACTGATATCGGAGAATTTTATGAATGTTGTTTGTTGTGTATGTAAATCTGTATTTGAAAGTAAAGCTTCTGGCTCAAAATACTGTAGCAAAAAATGTTGGAACATAGCGCATTCAAGAATATGCGCTTTTTGTAAAAAAGAATTTACTAGCAAAGATTTAAGAAAGTGCTGCTCGCGCAAATGCGGTAGTAGTATGCCAAAGAAACCTGGATGTAAGATTTCAAAATGTTTATTTTGTTGTAATGAGTTTGATAATGGATATGAAAAGAGGCGCAAGTTTTGTAGTAAACTATGTTCAGGTAAGTATTATGCTAATGATAGAAAAAACTCAAACTGGACTAAAATAAAAGCAAAAGAAAGATTTACCGGAGTTGATTCTATTTGGAATCTTAATTCTATACCCAGAAAAAGAGTTTTGGTTAATTTGAAAATAGGATGTTCTCAATGTGGATGGGCTGAAGACATCTGCGATCTTCATCATATATATGGTAGAAAAATACCAAATGCCAACTCTCATGACAACTTAAGTTATTTATGTCCAAATTGTCATAGACTTGCAGATAAAAAGAAAATAAAACCAGAAACCATAACTTCATTTTCTAAACAGGTCGGAGAGAGATGGAGGGATGTTTATGATTCCAATTGAGTGGATAGGTTTTTTCAACGAAACAGGATATGGGCAAGCAGCGTTTGACGTTGTTTCTGCTCTCCTTGAAACTAAGCAGTATGATATTAGGGTTGTTCCTCTGAATGGTAGCCTTTCAAAGCAATCGTTCAGTAAAAAGTCATTGTCTATACTTGATCCCTTGTTTAGAAAGTTGCCAAATCCTAGAGCAACGCAAGTTTATCACTGTATTCCTCCTATGCAAATGAGGATACCAAGAACTTATAAGTCTATTGGTTTTGCAACTTTTGAGACGTTTGAGCCTCCAGAAAAGTGGGTTGAACTTCTTAATAGACTTGACGCCATTGCTTGTCCGTCGCAGTTTAATTACAAGATATTTGCTCATGCCGGTATTTACAAGCCTATGTTTTACCTACCTCATACTTTCAATAGTGAAAACTGGCATAAAGATGTAATACCTCTTGACAAACATGATAAGTACACTTTCTTGTTTGTTGGGACATGGAAAAAGAGAAAAGGATGGCAGGAGCTTATCGAGGCTTTTTGTAGAGAGTTTTCGTCTTCTGACAATGTTCAGCTTCTCATAAAAACAGACAAGACTCAGCTTGCAACGCAAGAAGTTGCAAAAATTAAGACAACTCTTGGCTTAAAGAAGGAATTCGCTCCCATTTTGTTTGAAAGAAGAATATTCGACGACTCTTATTTACCGTCCTTCTATAAGTCAGCCAACTGTTTAGTTATGCCAACTTTAGGCGAAGGATTTGGCCTTCCTGGATTGCAATGTATGGCTATCAAAGTGCCAATCATTATAACAAATTTTTCAGGATGTCAGGACTATGCTTCAGAGGACAGATGCACCCTTATCGAACCTTCGGGTTTCATGCTTCATTCTAATATGGATAACATCGTTCAGTTTTTCAATAAGAAGTGGCCCCGAATAACGATTCAATCAGTTCAAGACGCTATGAGAAGGGTTTATTCAAATCAAGACGAGACTATGGGAAAAGCAGATAGGGCATATGACTATGTTCATAACAACTTTACATATAGGGTTGCTGCCGATGCTTTTGGAAAGATAATGGAGAATATTTACCGTGTCCGCTAAACTTAAGTTACAACCTTTCAGCGCTCCAATAGCAGAAACAAAAGCTATTGCTTTTGTTGTTTCCGGTCTCGTTCCGTCAAAGACCTATCGAATAGGATTTGAAAACGCCACGTTTGGTAGAGTATTGAAGCCTAATACATTGTCTAGTGGAAGCGTTGTTGGTGACAAGATTATTGTTGGTTCTGTATCAGAAGTTACAGGAAGAATGGACCTTGCTCTTTCTGAGGCCGATGCTGCAAGTGTTATCTCTGTTTATGCAAACGTAGAAGAAAAATCAGAGTCGGGTACTTGGAGGCTGTCTGACATTGCAGCGTTCGCTTTTCAGGTTCAAAGTTCAAAAGTAAAAAGCACTGGAGACAGAATTTCTGTGTATCCGCCTTTTATTGGTTTGCAAGAGAAAGCAACAATCAAGGTTCATACTCAGCCAAACTCAAGTCTTCATGTTATCGTAAATGACAAGAAGTTTATCGTTAAATCGAACTATAGCGGAGAGGGTTCGATTTCGTTTAGAGCGATAGACGTTCTAACTGGATCTTCTGCTTCTTCGGGAACGTTGCAAAAGTTCCCAATTAGGTATTCAAAGTCTGCTGATAAGCATGCTGAAACGTATGACTCTGGTTCTTTTATTCACTTTGTTCCCGAAGAGATGAAAGCTCTTCAAGCAACTAATGACCCAGAGGCTCCTGAATGCGCAATTCTTGACCCCATACCTGGTCAGGGTTTGAAGCTTGAAAAACTTGATGACTTTTGCGTTGACGGAGCCGTTGTTGGTTCAATATCCATATTTGACGACGAATCAGCGTTTTACAATTCAAAGATAGGATTTTGTTCCGATTTGAAAGAGGTTTATCCTGTAGATAATGATTCTGTATGTAGGATTTACAATTCAACTTCTTCAACATCATTGTCTAATGGATCTGGTCTTGTTGTTTTTAGTTCTCAAGAAACTTTTGAGAGCGACGAGAATGCTTTTCCAACTCTTTCTAGTAGAGTTTTTATTGCTAATTTGCCAAGTTCTTTGAAGTACAATGGTAATCCTGTTAGGGATGGTTCTATTCTTAAGCCACCAAAGTTCTATCACACAGCAATTCCGAGCGGAGTCGCTGTTGATCAGAAGTATGGTATTACGTTTAGAGTTGATGATGGTGCTGTTTTTGAAATACAGTACACTACTATTTTGGGAACTCTTTCTGAGCTTATAACTTCGTTTGTTGAACTAATCAATAATGACCTAAGATGTAGGCTTTATTCGATTAAGGCTGTTGACCAGGGTGATTTTATAGAAATCAAGTCTGATACAAGATTCACTATCAGATCGGATGTTTATACTGGTAGCGGAACTCTTGAGGTTCAGTTAAAGAGCAATAAGACTCTTGAGCTATTGGTTGACTCTTCTGCTATAAAGGATTCAGGTAATACTGTTGTTTTCTTGACGCCTAAGGTTGGTTATCAATCCCATGAAATATCTAGTAGGGACATGGTAAACAATCTTATAAGAATAGAAGTTCCTGATGGATTCAATAATGATATTGGTCCAAACATTTATGAAAGTATATATTGTCAGAAGTTTGTTATTGTTGATTCAACAAAAGAACTTCCAGAAAATGACTTAATTGAAGTCAATCCCTTGCCTTATGTTTATGACATATTCAATAGAGAGGTTAGTTGCGCTTATCCTGTTATAGCTTCCAGAAAGATTGAAGATACAGGAGAGGAAATAGCTTACGTTGTTTGTCAGGCTCCTGTTGATGGAATCTATCAGTTATTCTATTACTCATTTAGAGTTGGTCAGTCTGTTGAGAATAATCAATGGAAACAGTTAACTCAACTTGGTGAGAACAAGAATGCTAAGATAAAATGCGATAGCGTTGGAAATCTGCATATTGTTTGGGAATCAGACAGGATTGGTCCAACTCAGTTGTATTACTCTGTTCTTGGACCGTCCGCTAAACCAGTAAATAATCAGATTTTAATGTCCATACTTGATAAGAATGTTCTTTCTGGAGCAGATGTTGATTTGTATTCCATTACAGAGCCAACAGTTAAACTTCAGAGTCCATTTTCTAGAATGATAGCAAATGATGGTAAAGTTTCCGTTTACGACAGAAGTTATGTTGCTATAGAAGGAGATTGCTCTAAAGATACTGCTATGGCTTATTACTCTCTTTCCAAAGACGAGTTTGGAAATGATTTCCCTGCGAATTTTGCGCAGCTTAGCTATCAGGTTTCTTTTGACCTTTGGATGCCATACTTATCAACTGGCGTTCTTACGGATAAAGAAATAGCAGCAAAGTTTGCAGAATGGAAGAGCGGATTTACTCCAGCAGGTAATTACAAGTATTCTAAGAACAAGAACCTTTACACTATAGATTCTTATGAGGCTTTTTATGAAAACTTCATACCAGTATGCGGTGCTTTCAAGCTTGACGGTTCAAGCATAGAAATAAATAGCGGAGGAGCAGTTGTTGATGATGTTCCTCATAGACAGTCTCTTGTTTATACATCGTATGACGAGAGAATGTCTCTTGCTAATCCTGCAAATGTAAAGCATTGGATGCTTGCTATTATTCCAGAGAAGATTAGATTCAAGGCTAAGAATACGGAAACATTTGCTCAGTTTTGCGAAAGAAACGAACTTGAGCTATCTGATTGCGAAGGCTTTACAAACGAAATAGAATACGAACTAAATACAGGTAGATACAAGCTTGCTTTATTGTTGGCTACATGCGAAAACGAATCAACAGGCCAAGTTGCTAAAAAGACATATCTTATCAAGAGATTACTCGATGGATATGTTGATTTCTCAACTGCTGAAAAAGTTAAGATCTCTGTCCATTATGCGAAAGCCGGAAGCGATCACATAAATGGTGTTATGAAGAGAGATAGAGAAGCTTTTGCTAATGAATATAGATATTACGGGGATATTGTTGTTTCTCTAAACAACAAAATTATTTGTGCTTCTAGTTTCTTGGCTGATTTTTCTGATCAGATTAGAAAGTTTGATATTGCCTTGGGTATTCCTCCTGGATCAGGCTTTTCAATTAATGAGTCAACACCTTATAAGGGCAATATGTATGAGAGCGGAAATGTAAAGCAGATTTTTGCAAACCTATCTATAAGTCCGCATACTCTAGTTCTTGATCCTTCATACATTGATTTTAGCGAGTTTGAAAGAGATGTAGCGCAGATGGTTGTTCCAGATGTTGTTAAGAACATACTTTCAAATGGTTCGTTTGAAGAAACGGTTATGCCTTATCAGGATTCGTTGCCTCTATATAATGGTTACGAATCTGTAACTGGATGGACGGTTAGCTATGGCGCTTTGTATAGAAGAACGCCAACGGTTATTCCAAATACAGAGATTGGTTTTAGCGCTTCTGATAGAACAAGTTGGATGGAACTTACTGGTCTATCTTCTCCGACAGTTCAAAGAGGATTTATAACAAATTCTTTTGCAACGACCGTTGGAAAGAAGTATTGGGTTTTCTTCGACCTAGCAAATCAGCCAGAAAGTTATGTTCAAGGAAGTTCTGTTACCAAAAAAGTCAAAGCAACTCTAGGAACAACATCAAAGACTTTTTCTACTACAATAAACGCAACAGGCCCTTCTGTGATGAATTGGAAAACAGTTTCCATGAGTTTTGTTGCAACTTCAACAACTACAACTATAAAGCTTGAAAATGCGTCTAATCAGTTTAATGACGGAAGGGATGTCCAGTATGGTCCTCAGATAGACGCTGTAATGGTTATAGCGGAAGAAGATCTAAATGATGAACTTGATTCGTTTACAACAGCAGAAAGCCTTCTTGTTGATCAGCCTGAGTTTGATCTAAATTACAGTCTTAATGTAACAAATAACTTTACTCAAATACCAATAACGCTTTCTAATGATTATCAAAACAAGAGCGCCGACATTTTCATAGATAAGATTGATAAGATTCATATTGCTTGGCAGTCAAATAGAGATGATTATTGGAATGTTTATTATGGTGGTTCAAGACTTAGAAACAATCCGTTTAGATTTGACACAAAGATATCTGATTCAAAAAGCAATAGCGTTAATCCATCAGTTTGCGTAGACGGAGTTGGTAGAAGACTTATCGCATGGCAAGACGCTAGAAGCGGTAAATATCAAATCTATGCGGCTATGTCTAAGGTTCCCGATCAAATGCTTGTTGATCGTTGTAAACAAGACGAGGTAGATGAGTTCTTGTACAAATGGAATTCGTCTATAGATCCTTATTACGATGCTGATGTTTTGCCAATTAGTCAACTCAATTGTGCTGTTGAGTTTACATTCCTTGCTACAGAAACAAGTTTATTCCATTTCAATATTAGCTTTTACGAAGATAAGGATTACTCTATTTTGTATAAGAGAATATCTTCTAAAGAATCTATAAATGGATGGAGAGTTGATAATAAGCAAATATCTTACAATGGCTTATCAGCTATTGATGAAACACAATATCTTGTTTCTTACACTCCATCTAATGAAGACAATATAACTGGAAGAGTTTTATACGCTGTTGTTGAATACGAAATCAACTCAAACATCATTGATGTTGTTGCGTCACAGAATATTGCTATTTTGCGACCATATTCCGGTCTTAATTTGAAAACTGGTAGACTTGAAAAATCAAACGAGGTTAGAGCGCTTCTTGAGTTTGAGGATGAATCTCCTGTTGAGGTGGCTGCTCAGAGCTTGGCTTCTCTCAATACAAGTGGGTATAGTGGTGTTTCTTTTGCCGGTTCTTTAACTGAGTTGCCAGGCGTTGAGGTTGGTCAAAAAATAAGAAGCGTTTTGTTGCATTTTGACCCTGAAGGTTCAGAGGGAAGCGTAACTGCAAAAGTTAAGTTTAATTCTCCAATATTAGCGTTGTTTATTTCAGGCTCTAAGCTTGGATCTACAAACTCGGTATTTGGTCATCCTGGTGTTACTTATCCTGGTGGCGGTGGTGCAGGTGTTGAAAATAATGATACCATCACCGTATCCGCAGATAGGAAGACTCTTGATTTATTCTTGTATACAAATCCTGTTATAGACCAGATAAGGGTTATTTTGCTTGATAATACTTCGGTTGTTGGAGAAAATCAGTTTGTTTATTATTGTCCATCGAAGCAGTCTTCTCGATGCGACGTAAGTTGTTCATTCTCAAACAACTCAGACGTTGCTGAAGATATTCATTTTAGAGTAAGCTTTTACGCTGATCCTGAAAAGACGAATCTTGTTATGTCATCATTTACAAAGACTGATACTCTTAATTGGTTCTCTTCGTCTTCCTCATTTCCTTCAAGCGGTGTTAGTGTAGAACCTGGTCAGTCTATAAGCGTTATTTATTCGCCAGAAATATTGCCATTTGAGTTTTATGAATCGCAAACAAAGACAACATTAACTCCTTCGAGTGTTGTTAGACAGCCATTGCTTTGTGGTATTCCTTATAGAGTTGTTATTGAAAGCTACAGGAATGGAAGCTTCTTTGTTGAATCAGAATACGAGCTTCTATGTCCTTGCGAAAAGACTGCTTCTGATTTTTGGAAGACTGATTATGACTCTCAGAATTGGCTTTCAAGCGGTCAAGGTTTTGAAGACTTTAGGATTTCTCTTGCAGATGGTAACTGCCTTTTCCCGAAGATATCTGTAACAGAGAATGATATTTTCTACGTTATATGGCAAGATTTTAGATATGCGAGACTATTAGATAGTCAGTCTCCATCTTCTCCTGATTATTTCATGGCTCTTTATGATGCTGAAAATGATAATTTCCAGTGTTCTGGTCAAGGTGGTTATGATAGAAGATTGACATATTTCTCTGAAACTGAAAAGTATTTGTATGATGCTTCTGTTTTCATTGATCCATTTCAGAATATCAATCTAACTCTTCATGACGGGAAGAAGGTTTACAATCAGTCATGCAGTTTGGGTTGTAAATTTACCGCAAAGAATAAGGATTTGATTTTGCCTTGTATGTTTACGGACGAAACTGATCCATCTTTCTTTGTTGTTGGCGGAGCGCCAGATAGAACGGTTGATCAATATCAGAAGGTTAGAATATCTCCAGGAAGCGTTGCGTATTCAACATACCTTGATGTTAATACTCCAATACCAGTTATAACGGATTGCTTTGTTGAACTTGACATAATAGGCGTTCCTGGAACTTATGCTTATAGACTTAGAAATGAAACCGACGAAGATTGGTCTGAATGGATTCCTATTGGACCTGATCTTCCAGAGCAAACTCAAAAAGATACGGCTGCAACCCCTGCTGAAAGAGATTTCTTTAGAGCGTACTTCGTTGAAAGGAATAGATTTGTAGCTCCTTGGGTTGCTTCTTCAGGTAATGGTGTTAAGAGAATCTGTTGTGAGGTTTTGACCTTCTTTGGTAAGACTGAATCGTTTTGTGTTGACTTCATGGCTTTGTATGACTCTTTTGAATACAAAATAGATTTGTTCTTTGACGAAGATTTTTCTCAGCCAGTTCCTAAATTCAAGAGCTATCCTGTTGTAAGTAAATCAAAGACCGAAAGCGTTATAGATAATAGCAACCTTTCTTCTATATCTGATGATATAACTGAAGTTTCTACAATATATGCTAGAATTGAGTTTAGAGATAAGCAAAAGATTGCTTTGTTAGAAAGATTGAAGTCTGTTGAAAGACTTGGGCTTTCGTCAAGTATTCTTATGAATGTTTATCAGCAAGGTATTAATGATCAAACTGGTATTGTTGTTGAGAAAATAAGAGATGGAGTATATAGAGGAACGTTTAGTGTCTTTGCGGATGATGGTATCATAAACATTGACGGCATTGGCATTATAACGCTTGACATACCTGGTCAGTGTGGTTCTTCTGATTCAATAACAAGATCTATATCTTTGACAACAAGTGGAACTCTTGATCAAAGCGTATCAATTTTCAATAACTTTACTGTTTTCAGAGAAAAGTATACAGCTAGCGATGTAAAGGGTTCTTTTGGTAATCCTGATTACTATAAGACAAGAAAGTTTGGTATAGGCGAATCTTCGGATTGGTTTGGAGGCGGACCTGGCCCTATAAATAACAACATTGGTTATGAAGGAAGTGGCAGTCCGGATGGCGGCGGTTCGGGCGGCAATGGCTCAGGCGGTAATGGTGGAGGCTCAGGAGGCTCAGGTGGACTTCAGGGTGGTTGATAATATAGGGCTAAGACGATATTGAATTAAGGAGTCTTGAATGGCAAGTGGCGAACTAAAATACATTTTCGGTCCTTCAAGTGAGGGCGAAGAACTCTTTGACGAAGGAAGTCTTTCTTTAGGTTCGTTTGTTCAGAATACAACGTTCTCTTTTTACGTTTTTATTGTTAATAAAGACTCGTCCGCTCCTGTTTTTATACCTTCAGATGGTATAAAAACTGACGGGTCTGGAACTTCTGAGAAGATATTTGGCTTCAAAAAAGACGGACCAGTTTACAGCGTAAATGAAGATGAAGCTATTGAATTGCCCTATGATATATTGCCGCAAGAAGGTATCTTTGTAAAAATATACATAGATACATCTGTTGTTGGCAATAAGGGTGTAACCTTGTTTGTTGTTTCTAATGATGCAACAAACTCTGAATTTAAGTATACGTTTTTGTTTTCAGTTACCGCTCCTTCTGTTTCATATCCTGACATAGCCATTCTTTATAGTGCAGGTAGCATCCAGCAACAATCGTCTATTGATGTTGGTAAGTTTGCTCAAGAAAGTGTTGGTCTTGTGAATTTTCAGATATATAACTACGCAATTCCTACACTTACTATTCCTCAGGGAGGCATTAGCGTAACCTCTATACAGGGAGATGAAACTGTTATTACAGATCCTTCAGAATCTTCAGCGGTTAATTTATCTTTCAATTCTAATGTAACACTTACTGTTTCTTTGGATACAGCTTCTTTGGGTCAAAAATCATTTGTTGTTGTTGTTACATCAAATGATCCTGACGAAAATCCATTTGTATTTACTGTTATATATGAGATTGCTAAGCCATTTAGCTTAGAGGTACAACAGTCTTCAAATGAAGTATTTGATGGGGATGCAGTTAACCTTGGATCTTTCAATCATAAAAGTGTAATCAATAAGACAATTACGCTTGAAAATGGCGGCATTTCTTATGGTATTCGAGTAACAAATATACTTGTTGACGGAAGCGCTATCCTCGTAGGTTTGCCTTCTCTTCCTTTTGTTTTAGAACCTAATAATGGAAATTCAGTTCAGTTTACTACTAGATTTGATTCTTCAGTTTTAGGTAAAAGGAATGCATCTCTAAGAATACAATGGGAAGTTTCTGCGTAAGGATTTAATTTATGGCAGCCCCTAATTATAACTCATTTGCTGAAGACTTAGATCTCTTGACAACAAAAGAGGGAGAGACTTGGAGCAACGTTACTGATAGTCTCGGCGAGAATCCTCTTAATGATGTTTGGGCTTCTGTACAGTCCGAGAAAGAGTCTTTTACAACAGAACATATTGCGTATAATTTCAAAAATGTAAAAATTGCCGAGTTTATAGCACAGTATCCAACAACTGCCGCTTTGAAGTTTAAGGTTAAGTATTCTTTTGATTGTACTAAAGGCGGGGGAGCTTCTATCTCTTTGCAGCCTTATGTTGCAATTGACGGAGGTGACCTTGAGCTAAATTCTCAAATCGTTAACGGAATTACAAATGATGATAGTGAAGGTTTAATTAAGACAGCGGTAGTTTCTTTTTACTTGAATAACATACCAGTTGATGAAGATTTATCTTCAGACAAATTTGATTTTGTACTGTCTTTTGACGGAACCAACCCTTTACAGGAAACTGTTGAAATACGAGTATATTCAATTGAGATTGAGATAATAAATTCTACAGAAATTGGTTATCTACTTGCCGTAACTGAATCTGGTTTTGTTATGGAAGATAAAGATTCGACCTCTTTGCCTGATATTATCAAGCAACCAGGTGGAGATAAGTTTTACCTTTATAACGTTGGTGATGAGAAAATCATTATACCGCAAGGTGGAATTTCATCAGAAAATAGATATATTACATTTGAGGCCGAATCATGGCCTACAGTTATTACTGAAATTCAGAAAGGCGAATTTCTTCCAATATCATTTGAGTATTTTTCACAAATTCAAGGCCCTAATGAGGATACGGTAGTTGTTGAAAGCAATGCATTGATAAGCCGGTTTGCTTTTGGTTATCAATTTTCAGTAACTTCAACTGGCCCAGATTTGTTTTCAACTATTGCTCCGTCCTACCAGGGTAATACAATAGTTGAAGGATCTTCTTTTTCTTTGTCTTCATTCCCGATTGGTGTTACAACTGTTATTACAATTAGAGTTTATAATACAGGCTCAAGTTCGTTGATAATATCATCAGTTACCATCGGTGAAGACGGTAATCTTTCTTCGGGTTCTATTGGACCTGGTACTGTTATACCGCCATCGTTTTATGGTAATATCAATATCAACTTATCAACCAATGTTGAAGGTAGTAAATCTATTAGTGTTCAAATAGTTTCTAATAGCAGAACTAACTCTGTTTATGATTTTACTCTTACTTATGCCGTTCTGCAACAATCGAAGATTGAGTTTAGCGAGGGCTTTTCTTCTGGATCTTCTGATTCGGTTCTTGTTGATGGTCAAGAAACAGATTTTGGAACCGTTGAAAGAGACCGTTCGTTGTCAAGATATTTTGTGTTGAAGAATTCAGGTATTTACAAGAATTTGATTATAAATTCTGTCACTTCTTCTTCTGCTAGCATGCCGTTATCAGGCCTTCCGTCATTTCCTTATACTCTTATTCCTAATAATGGTAATGCTATGACATTTTCTGTATCATTTGAAACTTCGGAAGTTGGATTGAAGGAAGGGATTCTTTCTATTGATTATGTAGAAGGCTCTGTGTATGTTCCTCCATCACCTCCGCCACCTCCCCCGCCTCCAAGCACCCCAGTCAATCCGCCGAGCCAGGATCTGCCCCAGCACCTGGAGGAGTAGTATAATTGTCAACTTTATCTGTAACATACATATGGTCGGTTCCTGATACATTCGATTTGAGTTTCGAGTGGAGAGTCGTTGCGCAACCAACCCCTCCTTCGATCCCGACTATCTTAACGTCTGGTCCACAGAATGCTATCAATAGGCCAACACTTATTTACCCAAATGGCGGAGAAGATATTCTTACAAGAGAAATAGAGGTTTCATGGCAAGAGCCGTCTCCTCCTTCTACAGATAATTTGGAAGTTTGGTACGAAATTTATTTCACAGAAAATTATGATTACATGACAGAACCGGATTGGAAGATGATTGCTTCTGTTCCGTCTGGAATAGGTAAGTTTTTGTGGAAAGTTGGAAACAGCATTAAGAGTCAAAATGTTAGAGTTGGTGTTAGGGCTGTTAATAGTAGAGGAGAGAGAAGCACTATGTCTATTTCTGCTGCTTCTTTCTCAATAAGGAAAGCACAACCTGTTACTCCAACAGTTCTTTCTCCTATTCCTGGTGCTAGATACGGCTCAACAGTTAAGTTCATTTTTGATGATTCTGGTATTATGAATGGCTTTACTCAAAGAGCTAAGTATTACATTTATTTCAGTTCATTAAAAGCTCAAATTCCTTACACTCCTGTTGCGCAAAGAATGCCAGTTGGCGCAGGCCCTATTGTTTGGGATACTTCGCTATTACCTCCTTCAGACGATTATGTTTTAACTATCTATCTAGCTGACGACGACGGAAACAAATCGCAAGAAATTAATGTTAGAGATGTGTCTATTATTCAAGAAGGCTTTTTCTTGATAGACACGAAGCCACCAAGCGGATATATACAAATCAACGATTCTGAACAATTTACAAGGAATGAAAACGTTTCTGTTAAGATGTATGCATATGATGAGGTTACAGGTGTTCATTCTATGCAGTTTATAGAAGAGGCAGAAGAAGATATTGTTGGACCTCCAGAATCATTTGCGAACGTAAAGTATTGGGCGCTAACAGAGGATGACGGCGTTAAGACTTTGAAAGTTAAGTTCCAGGATTTTGGCGCTAATAGAACTAGCTCTGAAACAAGAAGCTTTAGAGTTTTGTTTGAAATTGATAACAACGATATTGCTGATATCGTTTCGCAAAATGCTGATACTGTTTGGCTTGCTCAGAACGGTAGCCAGCCTTCTATTCACAGATTTAACCCTAATGGCTCTTTCATAACATACGTCAATGAGCAAATTAATTGCTTGGCGGTCTATGGTGATATATTGTATGCTTCGGCTCAAACAAGCGATAGTACCGCTTTGGTCTATAGATGGACAGGCTTTGTGTTAGAGGAAGTTTTCAGTCTAAGCGAAATTGATTCTGAAATTTTGGCGATGCATCAGTTTAGGGATAAGCTATTTTTTGGATGTAAAAATGGAAGTCTCTATCATTATGACGGAACAAATGTAACGTATATCAAGAACTTTGGGTCTCAGTTATATAGGTTGTACTCAGATAATTCATTGCTTTACATTGTTCCTAGAAACTCCAAGAGGATACATATTTACGACGGACAATCATTCCTAGAGGTCACTGTATGAGCTTGTTCTCTCAAAAAACGATTTCAGGTACTTATAATTTGACTTCGACGGATAAGGCTCTCTATGAGCCAGTTGATGATTCTGCGCTTAGAATTCAGTTCGCAAAGAGCGAAAACTCGGTAACTCCATTTGTTTCTGCAAAGTTTTGCGTTCTGACTGTTGAGGGTATTAAGGTTTTGGCGGGTGTTTTTATTGATTCGTCAGGAACGGAATCTACTCTTGTACAAATACCGCTAGTTGGACAACCCATATCAGAGCTAGTAAAGTCATTGAATACCTATGTCGAGGTTTTTGCAGAATCTGTTAATTCTTTTGATTATTTGTCTTCAATGCTCCTTAAAGATACGGCTTTTACATCGGTTTCTGGTACTTGGGCATATTTTTCCGCAGAAACAACAAACATTAACTCAACGTTTTCAACTTTATCAACTGATATTACATATCATCTAACAAGCGCAGAGCCAGTGTCATTGCAAAACAATTACACTCAATCTTTGGGTGGCTATGTTAGTACGAATGAGCTTTACAGAGGAGCGGCTTTGTTGTCTTCAGTTTCCATATATGATAAGATATTGTATCTTGGACAATCTGTAAGTGATGGTTTTTCAATAGTTGATTTACAGAAGAGTGAATACGTTCAAATAGGCGAAGAAATCATAAGAATTAGCAAATGGTCTAGTAATGCTGGTTATATAGCAGAAAGAAATGCATACAATACTCCTTTGAGAAGTCATTCAAAGGGGTCTATCGTTCGGGAAATATTGAAGAATGATTTCTTTGATTTGAACTTTAGTCCTGAAAGAAAGCAGTATAGATGCATTGCTATCAAAAATGAACATGCTGAGGATATTGCTAAAGATATGAAGGTTTTCTTCAAGATAAACAGTAGAAATAACTTATCTACTGTTAGACTTGCTATTGAGGCTCCAAATAGCGATTATTATTCAGGAGCTTCTACGTCTACTGGTATAACTGCATTTGCTGTTGCTGATTTAGCTGGAGTTTACGAAGATAATCATTTTGTAGCCGCTCCTATTGTTTTCATATCAGGTAATAACAATGGACAAAAGAGGCTTATTAAGTCCTTTACAGCAAGTAGTGGAACAATAGAAATTGACGAGAGATTGCCAAATTCTATTTCAATTGGCGACCAGTTTTATATAGATACGGCTCCTTCGCATAGAACAAAATCAGGAACGAAAGCTCCAAGCGGTTCTAATGTTTCTGAGTTTTTCGACGCCAATAATGAAGCAACAGCAGTTTCAATTAATGTTTTAGGTAATCGAGCGAGCGGTAAAGATCTAAAGCCTAATGAGGTTGTTTATGTTTGGATTGAGCGATCTATTTCTGAATCAAATGACGAGTTTTTGAATAATAGATTCTCTCTAAGTGTTATTTATAGCAAGGTGTAATATGGAAACAATCAATCTAAACATACTAGCAACAGATTACAATAGGCTTCTTATTGGAGATTATGTTAAGTTCTTCATGAAGTTCGAATCTGCTCCTATTATTGATGAGATTAGTGAACAAACTCTACAATTGTTTGGTGATAGATTCCCTTTTATAGAAAGAGGGGAGAATGGTAATGGTCTTAGAATGCGACCAAAATCGTCGATGTCGCTTCCTTTGTTGCTCAGTAACAATACAGAGTTTTCAATCGGTTTTTGGCTAAGGCCTTTTTGGATTTCGCCAACCGTAAGCCCTCTTACTAATCTTACTGTTTATTACAGAATGGCATTGTTTGATAAGTCTGAGTTTTTGTATACAAGTTCAACCGGGTATGTAACTTCAAGTAACGGTACTTTTGTCATATATGAAGAAAGTAGAGAAGACGGCTTCAATGTTATGAAGATTCTTCTAACAGGAGGAGACAAGAGACAGGTTGCTGTTGAAACGGAAAGATACGAAGCCGGTAAGCTTCATCATTTTTGGATTTCGTATTATGGGCCTGGAAGAAGACTGGATGTTTACATAAATGGAGTTAAGGCGAATCTTTTCTCCGAGGATGGACTGTCAATTCCGTCGAATATAAATACAAACTCAACCTATTTTAGCATCAATAAGTCAGCTATTGGTTATAGTTCTCTTTTGAGGGATAATGCTGGCTTCCTCGACGAACTTGTTTTCATAGGCAAGTATATTGTTGATGCAAAGACGATATCAAATGCTATAAATCTTGGTGTTGAGTATGTTATAGATAAGTCTCTTCTGTATAAGGAGATTGTCAATAATTGCTTCGCTTGCGATGACCCAACCGCTCTTGGAGTAACCTCTGTTTTGAGCAATGGAAAGAACTTCTATGCTGGAAGGAATGACGGAACTTTATTTCGTGGCGATAGAACTATGTGGCAAGTCAGAAGAGATTTTGCCAATAAAGACGAAGTTAAGTTTGTGAAGAAGAATTCTTTCGGCTCTGACTCTATCGTTGGGGTTCAGGATGGGGCGCTAAAGCTTTACAAGTCATCAGTTAGGATATGAACTAGATGTCCATTTCAATTACACAGGTAAAGATAAACAATACAAACATACAAGACACCTCAATCGAAGTGCCTCTTGATGTTATTACGATTAATTGGGATATACAGACCACAACTCCGTCTATCAAGCAGCTTTCCTATGAAATACGCATAGGAACGCATAATGTTAATTGGGGAACAGGAAACTATATTTCTGACGTTTTGAGCCAACCTTACGCAAGAGATAGATCTCAATATTGGAGATTTAAGCCAAAGTTTTTGCAGCGCGGTCAGAAATACTATGGACAAATAAGAGTAAAAGACACGACAAACGAAGAAAGCGAATGGGTTCGTTTTGTTTTTATTGTTAATCGTTTGCCATTCTTGACTCATGCCAGCATAACTCCCGAAGAGCCGTCTGAACAAACTGATTTGGAACTTGACTTGGGTTTGTCGTCTGAGTCTGTAACGGTCAAAACTAAGTGGATTAGGAACGGCGTTCACTATGATCAGTTTGACAACTATCAAAAGATATCTAAAGAGTATCTTAGGTATGGCGATTCTTGGTATTGTGAAATTACGCCTGTAGACAATTTAGAGAAAGGACCAACAATAACGGCAAAGGCCGTTAGGATTATAAAGTTTCCTCCCGTTACAGAGTCGCTCAAGATTTTACCAATCAACCCAAATGTTAATGACATACTTGAAGCAAACTATGTCGTAAACGATCCAAATACGCAGACTTTGCTTGTTCAAGATAAGAGCCAGATAAGATGGTATATCAACAATGAACTCATTAGCGAAGCTAATGATGAAAAGTTTGTAAGACTTGGTTTGAAGCCCAATGACGAAGTGTTCTTTACTGTAACGCCTAGCGACGGTATTTTTACAGGAACAACAGTATCTTCAAGAACTGTTGTTATTCAAGACGCAGGATTTAGGACGGTCAACCTAAGAGTTGATGGCCTTGTAAGTAATTTGAACGTCAATAGCGTAAACCCAACTCTTGAGTGGGACGTTATTTCTCCGTACAATAGGTCAAGTAGATATGCCAAGATAAAGATAGGCACAGCGCCTGGTTCTGATAATGTCTATACAAATGTAATAGAGACTTATGATAATAAGTTTACCATACCTGATAACATTGTTAGAAGAGGTATTGATTACTATGTATCCGTTTCTGCAAGCGATCAGAATGACTTGTTTACAAACTATGAAACGTCTAGTTTTAGAGTTGCCGGAAACTTGTGGGAAAGAGAAGTTAGCAATTCAAAGGGCTGGACATTTGAGGCGTCTTTGAGCGTTTCAGGCGAAGGCTATCAGAGAATCTCTTTTGCGGACGGTTCTAGATTTGCGGAAATAAGGTTCTATGAAACTAAGTGCCAACTCATGCTTGGTAAGTCTAATGTCAAGATTTTTGATATTGATATGACTGTTCCTAGAAATCTCATTGTTACGGCTAAGGCTGATGACATTAAGGTTTACATACAGAATAGCCTTATTATAGACGGAACGGGCGAGTTCAAGGAATCTGCTTCGGATAGGTTTATTGAAATTGGTTCTAATGGAGGTTCTGAAGCTATAGGTTTGTTCAAGAGAGTTGTTTATAATGTTGACGGAGCATTTGACCCTGGTTCCTCTGTTTATTCAGATATAAGGCTTGAGAGATTTGTTGACTTTACTGGAATGTCTCTTGCGGATATTACGGAGCATGAGGGTAATGTTCTTGTTGCTGCAAATCCAATCAACCCAACAGAAAGTGGAGTTGTTTATAAGATCATAGAAACAGAACAACCTTCTCTTGCCGCAACAGAGAATGTTGATGTTTTTGATACGAAAATTAACTCTATTGCAACCTCTCCTGACGAAGGCATTCTCTATATAGGACATGGTTATGGGGCAAGCTTTTTCGATGGATATTTCATACCAAAGTATGATAGCGATTCTGTTTTTATAGCAGGATTTGACCCGGCAATAAACTTGTGGGAGCTTGTTAAAACAACAACTTTTGACGCAGCAAGCTATATTGAAGAAGGTCTTGTTATTGATACAACTATTTCTTCTAAGCAGGCGGACTTATCTTCAAGCACTGTTGAGATATTTTCAACAGTTAATACCGAAGCTATCTCTTTCATATCTCTTTATGATTCAATTTTTAGCTATGAGTTTGAGATTGAAATTGCAAATAGTGTTTTGACAATATATCTAGCAGGAACAAACACCGTTGCGTTTACAACGGATCTTGTTAATAAGAGCGTATCTCAGGTTGTTGACGAAATCAAAGAAGCATCTTTGTCAACAAACTATTTCTTCTCTCTCTTCTTTGATGTTTTTTCGAATGATATTTCTGTTGCTTCTCAATCGGCGATTAGATTAGATGCTATCTCAAGAACCGCGCTGTTTCCTAGCTTGGCCCTTAGAGGCGATTATCAAGTTACCGATACTTACAATCCAAGCCCATATGGAACATACTCTACAGGTAAATGGTTTTACTGTCATAGGAAGAAGGGCACGCCTTGGTTTGAAAGAGTTGATAATTCTCGCGGATGGACAATCGACTTTAGCCTTAGAATAGATGATTTTGAGGATAGCGATACTCCGTCTAATACAGGTAAGCCAAAAGGAACGGGTATATATGTTAATGATGGTTTGTGTAGCGAAAACATATGGTTCTTGCCTCAAGAGATTATCTTTGAAGGCGCAGAAAGATCATTCTTGTATGATACAACTGAGTTGACTGATTATAGACTTGTTGGAAAGAAGACAAGAATCAAACTCTATGGAAAGAAAGCAAGCGATCAGTCTTACAAGCTGATTGCTGAAACAACGATAAAGCTTGCCGCAACTAATCAAGGAAATGCGGCTAGACCTTCTGTGTTCTGTGATTCTACAGGAAAGACTCATGCGGTATGGCATGACGACGGTAAGGGTATCAATAGAAGACAACTCTATTATAGCTACTATGATGCTAACACTGAATGGTCAGAGCCGGAGCTTATTGTATCTGACGATTTTAGTTCATCCAATCCTAGTATAGCCGTTGATAGTTATGGAAATATCTACGTTGTTTATGAAACAACAAGATCTGATTATACAGATATTGCGGTTATAACAAAGAATGTGAATGGATGGTCTGAGCCATATTTGCTTACGTCAAATCTTTATGATTCGTTTGCTCCAAAGATTGCTATTGATAGCAAGAATAATGCTCACGTTGTTTGGGAAGATCATAGAGCGTCTCAGCCTCAGATTTTCTACTGTCGCAGAAATGCGTCAAACGGACAATGGGAGAGTAATGCATTTGGTAAGCAGGATATTCAGGTCACAAACGAAGCTGTTGGAGCAAAGAGACCTGCTATTATTTCTAACAACACTTCTTTATATATGTCTTGGACAGCTTTTGAGAGAAACGGTTCTTCGTCAATTAAGATGGCTGTTTATGACGACGGACAAAAGAAGTGGAATTCTGCGGCTCAAGGAGGCTTTGACTTTTCTGTTTCTGGTACAGGGTCTGTACGAGCAGATAACTCTACCATTTGTATTGATTTGAAAGGTCAAGTCTTTGTTGTTTGGCAAGATACTGTTGATAACAACATACAGCTTTTTGGAAGGCAAATCAATCCTAGATTGGTTTTCGCAAAGTCTGTTTTGCAGCTTACAACAGGCGACTATGACTCTACTCATCCTAAGGCTGGACTCAACTCGTCAACAGGCGATATTTTTGTAGTATTCGAAAAACAACAAGAGAAAATTGTTTCGCCTTATGACCCATATGTAGCAAGAGCAAGTGACGTTAGTTTGAAAAGCCCGTCTATTGCAATGTTGAAGTGGGACGCTTCTTCTCAGGTTTGGTATAGCAGTAATCAGGACAAGCCTTCTTCTTATACAGCTTCATTTGATGTTGATTTTGATTTCGGACTACCTAAGGAAGTTTTTAGGCCTAATATACCTTCTAAGTTTAGTGGTAACTTGCATATACTTTTTGAGAACTTACAAGTTTCAAGCCCAAGAGAGATACTGTATAATAATGACATTTTTGGTCAAGTAAGAGACTTGATTTATGATTTTAGCTTTGTTCCTGATTATAATGTTTCTGATCATGAAACGACTTTATTTGGCGAACGAAGACTTGACGGCGATTTGAATAGAAAAGAGCTTAGGTTTGGAGATTTCTCAGATAATTTAGCTTCTAGATTTGTTATTGGAAATCTTAGATACTACCTATCGGACGCTGTGAATCCATTCAATATAAGTCTTGTTTCTTCGGCAACAACAAATATGCCAAAGACTGAAGTTTTGGCTGTTGCAAGCAATAACAATGGAGATTCTTGGTTTGGAACATCAATTGGTTTGATGTACTATGACAGAGATACGAGTAAGGCTTATTTGCTTGATTCTGATAATTACAACATCAAAGGTCTTTCTGTAAACTCAATTTCTTTTGACAAGAAAGCTAATATGTTCTTGTCAACCTCTAGTGGCATTTACGCAAGCTCTGACCATTCATACTTCTTCAAGCTTTCTGGAAACTTACCAGCAAAACCTGTTTGTGTTGATATTGACGGACTTAATAACTTGTACATTGCTTCTAGCGAGGGACTGTACATTGTTAGTCTAAACAACATATATTCAAGTCTTGTTTTGACAAAAGAAAATGCAACAACAGTAAGGACTATTGCGGTTGCTGACGACGATATAATCAAGATTGACCAGAATTCTGGATTGCCAACTAATAAGATTACGACCGTAAAGGTTGATGCTTCAAATGTTGCCTGGATTGGTTCCGAAGAAGGTCTTATTCGTTATAGCGGCGGAGAGATTTCTGTCTTTACAACAGCAAACGGTCTTAACTCTAACAAGATTAACGATATAGCAATTCGTAATACAGCTATTAGGTATATAGCCACAACAGCAGGCGTCAATAAGATGATTGGTGTTGGAATTTCTCCGTTGAATTTTGATAACACCAATGCTCCTCCTGCTGCTGCAACTCAGGTTGGGGTTGGCGACGTAAACCTTCCAATCTTTGTAAATGCAAAAGCCATTAGGTGGAGAAATCCCAATATTCTATGGATTGCTTCGGGTTATAATTTGTTCCAGATAACTTTTACAGAAGAGTCTTTTACAACGGAAAGAACAGAGATAACCAAGTTTAGAAGTTCGGACTTTACGCTTAACGCTGTTTTGCCAAAGAGGAATGATGACCTACAGACATTCCGAGTTGTTGGTCTTGACAACAGAGTAATTTCCAAGAATACGGTATATGAAGTTATCTTGAATGGTAATAAGATAACAAGAGGGTACTCGTTCTCTCCTAGCGATAAGTTATTGAGATTTAGCTATCCTCTTTCTGAAACAGATATTATCAAAGTTAATGTTCGTTTTGATATTGAGAAGATTGGAACTTTTGCTCAGAATAAAGCTCAGCAAATTGCTCTTGGCAATAAGGCAACAAGACTTGAAAGGCTTGTATCGGCGAATGGAAGTATCTTTGCCTCGACCGGCGGAGACATAAACACTCTTCAGATAAATGACTCTGTTAGCGATCTTCCGTTTGATAAGATCATTCTTGACAGAACTCCACCAAGAGGAAAGATTACTCTTGGAACAAGAAGAGAAAGAAGTATTTTTGAGGTTAATGTATCGCCTCTTGAGGATGATGTAGAAGGAGTCTTTGACGACGTTTCGGGCATTGACAAGATGATTGTTTCCAATTTCACTAACTTTACTTCAGACGGAGAAACTCCGTTAGAGCCTATTGTCTTTACAAGATTCTTGCTTCATAACGTTGGAGAGATATTTGATAGCGTAAGTAGGCAGTTTACTTTTGAGAGCGGCAAGGGTCGTAGGCTTCTAAGCTATCAGCCTATTGGCGGAAATCAAGCAATGATGGCAGGCACAGCCGAGCCAGCCAATGTCTATCGTTACAACGGTGTTGACCAGACATGGGATCTTATAGATACTTTGGATGTTGTTGGCGGTGTTGCAAATCCAAGCGCTTCTGTTGAGTTCCTTATTGAGTATCAGGGTAGAATATACGCTGGAACAGGTAGCCCTAACGGTTCTGGAAAGTTATGGGTTATGAACTCGTCAACTATGAAGTTTGATTTGCTTCGAACTCTTCCTTCCAATACTCATGCTTACTGCGCCGTTGTCTTTGACGAGGTTCTTTACTTTGGCGGCGGTGGCGGTGGATATGGTGCTTTGTATTCCTTTGACGGTACAACAACAACTGAAGTTTTCAGAAACATAAGCGGAGCTATATATTCCCTTGTTGAATCTGATAGAGAGCTTTATGCGGCAACAGGATATGAGGGTCGTATATACAAGCTTGATCCAAAGAATCGTACTCAACAGATTGTTGACGTTAATGCTGATAGGAATGTCTTGAGTATTGGCAAGGCAACTGTAAACGGACAAGGATACATATTTGCGGGAATGTCAGCAAATGGACAGATTAAGAGGTCTAAGGTTCCTGATTCTCCATTTGTTCATTCATTCAAGACTGTTCCTTCAGCAGTCCATTCTATCAGAACTATTTCTGATAAGCTTTATGCCGCTATAGGTAATACAGTTTATGCATTAGATAATGTATGGAATGCAAAATACACTCATAATGAGCAAGTTAGAGATGTTATTGGCGGTCTTGACAATGCGGTTTGGTTTGTTTCTGACTCTTACATCTATAAGATTGGAAGGGCTGAAAATGTCAAGAGAGTTTATTTGAAACTCATTGATAGGGCTGGTAATGAAACCAATCTTTACACTGACGATGCGCAATCAACGCTTAATGAGAATCTCTTTGACGAAATTTCCATATCTGATCTTGCATCGTTTATTAATCGCAACAGAGTTCTCAAAATAGACGAATTCGGAAATGCGGTTGCAATAAGAGAAGGAAACGATAGGTTCTACTCGGCTGATATAGTTGAAGAGGAGAGTGGAGAATACTTCAGCGAAATCTTCAATGGAACAAATAATCTTGTTGCTTGGGATAAGATATCTTGGGACGCAACCATACCAGATAATACAAGTGTTACTATTTATGTTAAGACAGCCGCAACAAAGGACGAGTTGCTTGATAAAGCTTTTGAATTCTCTGTTGACGGTAAAGATCAGAGTTCTGATATATCATTCTTGACTGGTCAGTTTATACAGTTCAAGGTAGTCATGAAGAGTAGAGTTAGAGGTTTGAGTCCGTCTTTGAGAAATGTTATAATCAAGAGCATTTCTAGCGATTCGACGCACTTCTTTACTACGAACTTTGTGCTTCCAAGCAGAGTTAAGAGCGGAATAGTAACTTCGACCAAGTTGCTTCCCGTTTCCGCTGACGTTGTTTTTGGTATCAATACGAATAACTCTACTGATTTTGCAGAGTATCAGATAGTTGATGAGAATAGAATCTTTACAACTGATGATTCTCAAGTTGGTAGTGGCCTTAGGGTTGGTGTAAGACTTATTACTCCAACAAAGGCTGAAGCTTCTGGCCTTGTTCCTGAAGAGTATAGCCCGTATGGGTTGCCTCTTTTGTTAAATGCTGTCGAGTGGTCATTCAAGAACGAGGATAATCTTGAAAGAACTTGTAATTTCAAGGTTAGCTTCTACGAAGACCCAGGGCTAACGAATCTTGTTTACTATGCTGATAGTAGCGATTCTTATGTTGGATTTAGTTCTGATGGAGACATATTCCCAACTGGCGGAGTAGTCCTTCCACCAAACAATACTACAGCAATGTCCTTTACTCCAATAGGAAACACTCCTCTTCGATGCAATACATACTACTATGTCAAAGTAGAAATGACGAATGAGGTTGAAACCTTGACGGTTTATGACAACTACTCATTTACTCAGTCATGCGGAACAACTTATGTTGATACAATAAGCTTTGATTTCACCAATACAACAGCCAACATTGAGACTTATCATTTTAGAGTAAGGTTCTACAATGACCCTGAAAGAACGGATCTTAAACATACGGCATTTAGCGGAAATGATATCGCTAATTGGTTCGCAGACGAATTCGCTTTGCCAGTTTCTGGTAAGACGTTAAATCCTGGACAAACAGCGACGATAAACTATACGCCTTTACTTTCAAATATTGATGCCGCTAAAACTTATTACTTGTCTATAGACGTTTTCAATGGAGAAGTATTTGAAAACAACAGTAACTCGTTTACATTCAAGGCCAATGACGCTACTTCTCAGGTCTATTGCGGTTCGTATTCCGATGTTCCTGTAGTAAAGAACTTCTCAATTATGTTTGAGCTTGAGAATAATGAATTTGTCAGCATGAGAGTTAAGATCTAAATGCCTGTTAGAACACCACATTTTGGACTTGAAGCATTCATAACTGGCGATATCTACTCTGAAATTGTAGATACTCGTAGGTTTATGAGTATAGATTCGCATATGGCTTTTATTTCAGACCTTATTGGCCCTGGTGTCATAGAAGGCTGGGAATTGTCAACTCCGTCATCTTTGACTCTGAATGTTTCGAGCGGTTGGGGAATGATTGACAGATACATTATTAGAACGTTTGGAGACTACAAGAAATCATTGCTTGATAATAGTACAGTATATGTATGGATGAGAATGAGGCCTGGCGTAATTGGGCAGATTAGCGCCTTTTCCAATTTCCTTTCAATTGATTATGTTGACTCAACTCCTCCTGCTCAACCATCAGGGCTTTATATTGTTACAAAGTCTATTGATTCTGCAACAATAAGTTGGACAGCTAGTTCAGATGTTGATTTTGATGTTTATGAGATATATAGGAGTAGAGATAACATCTCTTATTCTCTTATTTCAGAAACGTCCTCAAATGAATTTAGCGATACGGATTTAGAAGAAAACTCAATATACTATTACAAGGTGAAAGCATATGATTTTAGCGGGAATGCAAGTCCGCTTTCATCCGCTGTTCTTGTGATAACTGAAAAGGACTTGAGTGTTCCTGCTAATCCAAGTAATGTTAGAATTGGTAACTCAAGTAATGTTTTGCATATTTCATGGAATTCCGCTCCTTATGGAAACGTTTTTGCATACAGAGTTTACATGACTCCTGTTAATGAAGAAAGAATACCAATAGGAGACCAGTCTGTATATGAAGTTGATTCTTCTAAAGCTGATATTAGTATTGACGGTCTTGAGAATGGTCAAAGGTATCTAATCGTTTTGAAAACGGTTACTCGTTGGGATATTGAATCTGAAGGAGTTACGAGACTTGGTTTGCCTGTTGAGATAGATGGTCCTCCTGACGTTGTTCAGGTTGAAATAGTTGATTATGCTTCTGATTCAGGAGCTTCAACGAATGGTATCAATATATCTTGGATTTCTTATACCGATCCATATCTAAACTTCACCGGCGCTGCTGAAATATTGATAGAAGAGTATAGATCGGACGGAACGGTTGTAACTTCGGATTGGATTCCAACGCTTGTGGGTGTTCCGTATCGTTCTATTGAGGTCTTTCCTTACAAGAATAATGGTCAAACATTTTACAAGTCCATAGAACCTAGAACGTTGTATTACATAACAGTTAGAAACGTTGACGCTGATGGTCTTAAGAGTTTAGGTAAAAGAGTTCGGCATTTTACTAGAACTTTTCAAGAGCCAGAAGCCGTTCAGTCTCTTTCTGTAACAGATAAGCCTGACAGAACACTTATTTTGAGATGGGAGAATTCTAAGTCAATATTTAGCTATAATGTTCTTTCTATAACAAGAACAGATCTAGGAACTCTTACCGATACGGTCTTGATTGATCAACTTAATGTTGGTCGTTCTACTATTTATAGTTTGAGTTCGTCTTATGCAGTAGCAAATAGCAGGTATCGTTTTGATATATACTGCGTTGACGAGTTTGGTAATCAAAGCCAGACAAGGACAATTTCGTTTGACTTTGCCGATTTTGTTGATCTTCCTAAACCGCCTCCTCCAAGACAACAGATAGGTTTCGCTGCGGATAGGCAAAATACAATTCAATGGAGCGCTGCTCCAACTGAAGCGGTTGCGGGCTATCGAGTTTATAGAGCGCTCGATACCGTCTCGATTGAGCCTGGTGATTTTTCTTTGATTGAGACCGTTTCTGCAACAACATTTTCTTATACGGATTATGAGGTTGAAAATGAAACAACCTATATCTACTTTGTAACAACAGTTGATTTGTTTGGTCAAGAATCTTTGAATCCAATTGATGATAGTTATATCAATTACGCTCTTATAACCTTGAGGCCAACGTCTTCAACAACGCTGAACCCTCCAGCGGCTTTGTCTTATTCTTTGAATGGACAAAATGTTCAACTAACTTGGCAACCAACAGCAGGACAATTTGACGGTTATGAGATATACAGATCTATAGGTAACAAGTTTTCTTTCCAGCTTATAGCTACAGTTTTGCCTGCTGTAACTTATTATGTTGACGCCAATGCTCTAACAAAAACTGGTAAAGCGTATTACATTGTTCGTAAGTTTAGAAATGAAGCTGACTTGTTTGTTACAGAAAGCAATATACAAGTTAGTAATGCGATTTTGCTTGGTAAGGTTATAACCAAAAATGGCGTTTCAGAGTTTGATCTTTCTAGTGTTAGAAACATAGCTAAACTAGAAGATCCTGTAAGAACAGAAACAGTAAATAGACTTGCAGTTCATAAGCATGAATATATAGACGAAGAAAACGATAGAAGAATAAACCTTAGCGATGTTATTACTGTTTCTGATTGGGAAACTTCTGATAATCAAACCTATACGACCCAAACTGATATCTCAGAAACAACGATATATTCGGTGTATCTAAATGGAGAAGAAGCTTCAAGCTATGGCGTTTTGTTTTCTCTCAACAAGGTTGAGGGGTCTTTAAATTTTGAGATTCGTCTTGCTGCGACAGGTTTTGAGTTAACAGAACAGACCTTTCCTTTTTCTGAACCTCCAACTGTTGAGGTTAGGTTTTCAAATCTTGAAGAAGTTCAGAACATTCTGCCTAAGAGTAGGATAAACGGGGTCAGCGCTCAGCAGGTTGGTGTGGGAGTATTTGAGAAAGTTCAGATTCCTTCTATAAATCATGGTGGAAGAATTAAGGAAAGACTTGAGCCTGTTCAAATAAGCACTCTAACTGTTGACGACGGTTATCGCTACGCTCCTGTTGATGGAGAAGAAGACCTTGGAGACGGAATCGTTTTCTATTGTATTATGCAAGCTCATGGCGATTCTGATGTTTTAATAGCAGGTACAAGCGACGGCATTTATACAAGCGAAGATTTTGGTGTTTCTTGGGATAGAAGATTTGAAACAATAACTCCTGTTCTTAGGTTTTTCTACTCGGAGAAGTATCAGACGTATTTTGCGGCAACAAACAGAGGTATTTTGTTTGGTCGTGGCGGTCAGGCTGGTGATTTTAGTATATGGACTGAAGTTGCTGGCGCAGAAAATGCGAAGATTATTCGAGACATTTGCGAAGACGAAGACGGAAATGTTTTTTGCAGTAGCGATTTAGGTGTGTATAAGCTAAGAAGGGATATTGGACAAGGTTCATTCTTTTTCCAGCAGACCCCTATTTTTGGCCCAAGAAGCACTGAAGCATACGCTATGCTTAGGGACGAAGATAGATCAAGAATCGTTGTTAGCAATGAGCTTGGTATTTTCGAAACCTACAATAGTGGTGTTGCTTGGACTTTTAGCGACGAATTTACGGAGCAGAGACCTATATTTGCTCTTGTTGCTTCGAATGGTTATCTCTTTGCTATAACGGATTATATGCTATGGAGAAAGTCTCCTAGCTCTCAGTTCTTTGAACGTATTGGCGTTATGGAAAACGCTTCGATATCAAGGAAGATGGTTATATGGAATGACAGAATTTACATAACAACTGATTCTGGTTTGATGGCAACCATTTCTGATAGTGACATTTATGCAGACCTCACTGTTACTTTTGAACAAGCTTTTTCTCAACTTAAAGTAAATGATGAGATATTACCAGCAACATCTCTTGATGTTATAGATAATAAGCTTTTTGTTGGTTCTGAGGATAAGCTTTTCATATCAGATAGACCTGGTAGGTTGTCTTTGCATTGGGAAAACGAAAGTGAAGTCATACCAACAGTTTATGTAAATGGTGAAAAACAGTTTATAGGATATAGATTTAGTACGAGCCAAGATAGGCTCAGGAAGTTTGTGTGCTTTGATGTTAAGCAAAAGCTTAACTCAGTTATTACTGTTGCAAATCAATACAAAAAGTATAAGGCAAAGTATGGCGGTTGGGCTGATACAAACTACATATCTGCTGTTTCTCTTTTCATTGACGGTAAGAGAATGAACAAGATGAGTGTTTCGGAGAAACCAGCAGTTGCCATAGCTTCTCTTGTTTTGCCAACATATAATGACAGAAATGCTCATAAGGTTGGAGCGGATTTGGCTAAGGCTAAGTTTGAAGATAGTAGAACAAAATTGCTTGCGGTTGAAAGAAATTCAGACGGGCAGATAACTGCTCTTACGGGCTTTTCAAAGGATAATGTTGTTTCAACCTTGTATGGTATAGAGAGATTTTTGTCCCAGATTTATGAGGGCGCAAGAGTTGTTCAGGTGACGAATGCTGACGGCACAACGAGCGAGCAGCCGTTTACTGTTCCTGCTTTTAGGGTTATCCTTTTGAATCCAACCGAGTTGGTTAACAAGGCTGTTTTTGGTAGCTTTGGTTCTTATAAGGATTGGGCAAGAGACGCAGATAACTCTACGTCTTCAAACATTGGTTCTTTTGGTAGCGAGCTAAACACGGACGGTATCTTGCCAGAGTCTCTTATTGGAAGCTCAGGATCTCTTGGCTCTAATGGAGGCGGAGGTTCGATTGGTGGTGGATCTTCTGTGTCTAACGACGATACTACTTCAGGAGCCGACTCAAGTTCAGGGACCAATTCGGGGACGAATTCGGGTTCAGGGACAGGTTCGGGTACTAATTCGGGAATAAGAAATAATGAGGGCGGAGGCTAAGCATGTCACTATTTTCGCCAAGAGAAGCTGGTAGCCCTAATAGCCAGAAACTCGTATGGTTTGACCCAAATGATTATGATTCTTCTATTGTAAGAGATAGTTCCAATGGTACTCCGCTTGTAAATAATGGAGCGACTTGGGAAGTAACTGTCAATAGGGAGCTTGTTGAATCAAGAGGCGTAAATCTAACTATTACAGTCAAGAACAAGACACAGGTGCAGCAATCTGCTCCATTTGTTCGTATTAATTCAGGGATGTATCATCCCAATTGGGTTGGCGCTGGAGCTAATTCTTTTTACAGACACGTTCTCAATCATATGAATCATGATTCATACGGTATGAGACCTGAGGCTGTTGCTTATCCGGCAGTCAAGAATCCATCAACAGACAAGTTTGGAAATCCAAACGCTATATATGGCGTTAATTGGTTTGCTCCTTGCTTGGCTATTGAAAACTGGAAAACAGGTTTAGCAAGCGCCGCTTGCCAGATGACAAGCGTTTCGACTAACTATTCGTATCCATTCAAGATTTATGGAGATTTTGACGCTTCAACTCTTAAGGCTTATTTCCGAATAGAGGGAAATGTCAATACGGATAAAGGTATTGTTGATAAGTTTCAGGCGGGTGAAACTAGAACCTGGAAAGTTTGGCTAAGATATGAAGAGTACAACTCTTTCACTTCATATAATGGCAGCGCTTCTTATAGAAGGACTGCCGCTCTGAGATCTTATGAGCCTTACTTTGTTTGGTTCTGGGCTAACCATTCAGATGCCAATGTTGGACCAAGAATTAGCGGTAGGATATATGGTATTAATCTTGCAGGGCCTAATGCTCCGAAGGCATATTTTACCGCAAGAGACAATCAGAGAAGATATTACCTTTTTAGTACGCAAGATAAGCAAAGTTTGCAAGGTCGTCTTCCTCTGCCTGGACAAGAATATGTCAATCCTCAAACAGTAAGCGGATGGAGAGAGCTTCTTGACTCAACGGTTGATGTTTCTTTGCTTAAAACATATGGCTATCAAGCTGTCATGTTTTTGAATATTGCCGGTTGGGGAAATAATGACCGAGGAGAGAATCCTGCGTTCTTTACTAATCTTCCTCAGTCTCTAAGAAACTCTCTTGTTGAAATTAAGGAATGGGAAGAAGAAAACCAGTTTAGAGTTATTTTTGCCGCAGATAATACATTGAGCAAGGTTAATCTTGGTGATTTTACTGAGCCAGCAGTTGATTTCCAAGAAGACGAAGTTCTTCATGATCAGTTTGAAACTGATAACTTCTTTGAGGGCGGCTTGAGGTCTGCTAGCGGATTATCTCTTCTTGGTTTGCCAGAGAATATTACGAGTTCTTATGTTACACAGTATGTTCAAGGATGGAGGGCTTCTTATCCTTCTGTTTCTATGGCTTCTGGTGCAAGAAATGAAAACTCATTATACCTTTATGTTGCTCCTGGATATGTTGATAGGTCAGAGTTTTTAACCAAAGACTATTCTAAAGGCGGAAGAGATTGGTTCCTTGATTTGTTGCTTTCTGGTTTGGACCCTTGGGTATACATGCCAATCGCTTCTTGGTATGCCGATTATGGACCGTCTTCAACAACAAACACAGCATATGAGGACTATGTTCAATATATAGAAAGCGTACATCAGGCGGTTCCTGTAACGATTGATTATATTGTTAGAAGAGAATGTCTTCTTCCTAATAAGCTAAGCTGGAAAGAATCGTTTGTAACATATTCTTCTGTAGTTGCTATTGGTGGAGGCTCTTCAATATGTCAAGTTGGAGACCCGCTGCTTGGTGGCAGAAAAGTTTGCTTGCCAAAGGATATTCATATAACCTACAGTTCAAATGTTCCAGATATACAGGAAATGATAGGGCTATATCAGTTTGACGCTTATTATGATTGGACTTTACCAGGCGGAAGCCAGCATTCTTGGGTTCCTGTTTCTGGTATTACAAATGATTTTGTTTCAGGATCTGGTGATTCTTTACTTTGGTTATTTCAGCAAGATAAGCTTGATAAAGCAAAAGCAACTCTATATCAAAATATAACTGGTTTTGGTAGGTCTGGCGGAGTTCCGTATATACCAGCTACATTTACTGGAAGCATTTTTCATAACTTTGAACTAAGAGCTTATAATACTTCAAATAATCAAGTAGCCGTTCAGGTTGGAAACGGTCTTATTATGATGAGTCAATATGCAAGCCCAACCCTTATTCGTTCTTCGCCTTCTTCAGGTTTGACTGCAAGAACTTTGAGAGATTGGTGGATTTGGGCAGTTGACCAATCAGAACCAGGATGGTCAACGGGTAAAACTCTTGAGCAACAAGACGATTATTTGCAGAAGAAGTGGGCTGAACGCTGGATTGTTTGGATAAATGAACTGAATGATGTTATTAGGCAGTTAAGGCCAAGTGTTCAAAAGATAGGCTTTTTTGGAGCCGTTCCGACTCGTGGTATATGGTCTATAGATGGCTTGGATTTTGGTTCTCAGAATCCTGACGCAACAAATTCTCTAAGAGATTTGGAAGTCTATTACTGGAAGGAATGGATGCAGGCATTTGATTTCATTTCGCCAGCAATGTATCTTTGGGATAGAACGGCTAATTATGATGCCAATTTGTACTACTCTCAAACAGGTAGAAAACAAGCGGACCCTATACAGCAAAGAATCTTCTATTTGATGTCTCTTAGGAATTTTCATGATATTGCGAGAATAGCTAACAAGCCGTTTTATCCGTTTATATGGAATGGATATCTTCGAGCTACCGGATACATGAATCCAAATATATCAGATTTTACATACAGATCTTTGTACATGAGCGGGTGTCAGGGTGCTATTTGGTGGGCAACTGTTTATACTCATAATGACGCTGTAGCAACAACAGGAGATATGCAGCAAAATTGGTATCCTGTTTCAAGGTTTATAGAGCAGAGGAATTTTACATACAATATAGACGTTGACCCTCCGCCGCCAATATCGTTTGGCGTTGGTGGCGATCTTTCAGGCAGTTCTTCTTTTATTGCCAAGTACGGTAAGTACGGTATTGTTTCTTTGGGAGGAACTGAAAAGAGAGACCAGATAGAAGGGTTTGGTGTTCAAAGGTATAAGAACGTTCCTTCTGGCGGCGTTGGAGATCAATTTCCAGAAGATTATTCAGGTTTTGAAATTGTTGCAGTAGCAAATTCTGTTGACGGAATTATTGAGCTTCCTAAGGCTCTGGCTAAGTACAATAGAGTTGAGCTTGATATAGTCAACCCTTCTTTGGTGAACGTTGGAATGCCGCACTGGACTATAGAGGATACCTTTGAGTGGGTAAATTCTGGCGCTCCGTCTCATTTGAGTCAAGTTCATCATTCTAATATACTATCTGGCGGTCTTGCGGGCGAAAGAATTAGTCCAGGCTTGCAGGATTCCGTTGCTCCCCCATATCAAGCTAAATATTGCATTCCATGCAACTCTGATTGGTATGATAAGGAAAACTCAACTGTTGATTATGAAGTATTTACAGACCTTAGTAATAGAAATCTGTCCCTTCCATGTGCCAATGCTGTACTAAGCGTTCCTGAGCTTGGTTCTGTTTTTGTTGGTGGTTATGGAGGAGTTTTAACAATAAGTACAGTAACAAAGGAAGTAAATAGACTTTCTTTCAAATCTGATAGAACCCTTTTAGTTAAGGATATCAGAAAGTATCAAAATACAGTCTACATCCTTGATGAATCTAAATTGTATTTCTTTGACGTAAATACGCAGAAGATAACTAAGGATACTGCTTCTGGTTTGCCAAAAAAGCTGCATAGTTTTGTAAGCATATTTGGAAGTAACCTTGTTATTGGAGCAGAAGACGGTGTTTACGCAAGGAAAAACTCTTCGTCAACCTGGACAAAGGTTGTTTCAACTTCTTTACCTGTTAATGTTATGTCTTCCCCTGACGCTGCAATGGCTGTTTCTGATAGCGGAGAGAGTTATTATTCAACTGATGGATTTAACTGGAATAGGGTTGG